ACGATGTTCTTGTGGGATTTCTTGTTCGCAAGTATCACAATGAGAATTTTGTTCATAAAATTTCATGTCCTCTTCATACTTGTTTATGCCCGCCTCAATGCCTTTACGGAAATCAAGTAATTTATCAATTTCGATTTTGACTTTTGTTTCATCCGATATGGATTGAGAATGTTCTTCAATTTTTCTATTAGCTTCAGTAATAGTCTCTTGATACTCTTTAATGTGTTTTTCATGTTGTTCTATATCTTTTCTATTTTTTGAAATTTGTATTGTTTTATTTTCTTTCAGTTTTTGGATTAAATGTGTAGAGGCTTTAAGTTCTCCGTTAGTTAAACCAAGAGCAATATCTACAGTTCCCATATCATCTTTATTTTGACCCACTCTTGCTCTGAGCAATTGATTCATAACTGAGAAGATTTCAATATCAAGAAGGTCTTCAATAATTGTCCTACGATCACTAGCCTTCAACTGCATGAAAGGAATGAATGTAGAGCTGCCCAAAACCACAATCTGAGTGAAAGATTTATAGTTCAACTTCAGAATAGTCTTCTCAAGATATTCTTGATAGTCTCGTATAGAGGCGTCTTGATTGAGCATTTCACCATTTAGATAAATTTCAAAAAAGTTCTTCTTGATGCCCCTCTTTACAACATATTTTTTAGCTCCAATAACGAATTCAACCTCAACCTCAGTTCCACCTTGATTTACTGAATTGATGAGTTGATTTTTATTAACAGATCTAAATGGCTTACCAAATAATACAAATGTAAGGGCATCTAATATAGTAGACTTTCCTGCACCATTATCACCAAGAATAAGAGTAGATGAGTTTTTGTTGAGTTCTACTTCAGTAAATGCATTTCCTGTGCTTAAAAAGTTCTTCCATTTGATTTTTTCAAATATAATCATTATTTTTATTAATACTTTTCATTTAATAATTGTGGGTTACTTGAATGTTCAAATTTATATTCTTTATCTTGTAATCCTTTTTTTAATATGTTTATTGCCAATTTATTAAATGTCATATCTCTTTCATGTGCTTGAAGAGCGAGTCTTTTAAAAATATCATCTGGAAGCTCTATATCTATTGCCATGTGTGGTAATTCATCTTTACCAAGTTCAACTGAGCTGACCTTGCTTCTTTCAGCCCGAGTAAGTTTATCTCTTCTTCTATCATCCTCATCTTGACTGTAGTTTGTCATTAAATTGTCTCCATTGTTAGTGATTCAGTATACAACGATTTCATTAAAGTATCAAGTTCTTTTTTATTTTCCAATTCTAAAGAGTTTACATATTTAGAAAGTATGGTAATGGTGTCTTCTGCTTCATCTATCAAATCTTCACCTTCTAACATATCCAAGTCAAAATTTTCAGCAATAGAAATGTCTGCCACATCAGCCTTATACAGTTTATCAATTAATGTATCAAACCAAAATGGATTCTTCTTATTAATTACTATTATCTTGACATAACAACCTTTATATGTAGAATAATCTAATTCATTAATTTCTTCAAGTGAACCATTTTCATCATCATAGTTAATCTTATAAAACATTTCATATGGATTAACTATAAACTCTAGCTCTCTAGTTTCCGTATCAAAAATATGAAATCCTCTTGAATCTTGATAATCACTCCAAGTAATTTGATATGGATTACCCAAATAATAGACTGTACCATTGTCCGATTTATGGTGAAAATGACCAGAGAATGCAAAATCAAACTTATCAAATGTAGATTGTGGCAATCCTTCAAAATTTGTTTGACCCACATGCATTGTGAAACCTTGAACCTCCAAATGACCGAATAATATTTGAGCATCTGTTTTTGCTATCATGTCTAATGAATGTTCTTTATTTTCTGGACAAATCCAAGGCTGCATCAAACACTTTAGTCCATCCAATTCAATCTCTGTAGGCTCCTCATAGACCTTAATAAATCCACCACCATCTGGTGAACTTGCTGACCTCATCATCCTGAGACAGTCCATACTATTTACATTATTCGTATTCTTAAAAAATGTATCATGATTTCCGATTATAAGATGTAAATTGATATATTGTTCCCGGCATCGGTCAAAAAATCCCTTTCGCATTTGATAGAGAGTTTTGTAATTGATGAACTTGCGTCTGTCAACTATATCCCCCATGTGAATTACTGTGTCAATATTCCTTTCTAAAAGTGTAGGAAAGAATACATCATTATAAAATTTCAAAAAATAATCTGTAAAAACTTGACTATCATTTCTGGCTCCCCAATGCGTGTCTGTTATTATCGCAACCTTCATGTATCTGTCCTACCTAGTAATATGCTGTCTGCCATTGAAGCAAATTTGTCTCGCTCCTCTTCACATCGCTCCAGTTCATGAAACAGTTCGTTGTTTGCACCCACTAGATAATCAATTCTCTTTAAATATTTGGACTTTACTTCTTCCTCTATTTGTTTCTTTAGAGAAACTTCATATATAACTGTTGCGAGATGTTGATGGTCATGTTTTCGTAATATTGTGTTCATTTTTCCTCTTATGCTCCCATGAATAATTCAAGTGATGTAGATTTCTTTGCTACTACTTTTTTCTTTGCTTTCTTAGACTCTTCAAAATTTGAAATAAAGTCATACATATTTACCTTTTGGTCATTAGTCATCGTTTCAAATACATAATTTTCAGGTTTATCGTTAGAAGATAGTTCAACATTGTCACCAAGAGATGCATGGTTGTCCATAGTTTTATATTTTATATATAATTGTTTCTTTTCTTTTTGGATTCTTCTAATAAAGGCATAATAGATAATTTGGGTGAAGTATGCAAATGGATTTTTAGATTTCTCTGGATTAAAATTATTCATATATTGAATACAGTTTTCAATACCATCTGAAATCATCTCTTCACGAAAAGCATAATTGATGAAATTAGGTCTAAAGGAAAGTCTTTGAGCTATCTTTAAAAAACATTCACCAATATACTCTGGACATTGTGGGAGCTCTGTAGAATTTTCTTTTGCTACAGCTATACCCTTCTGAAAAGAAATCATCTCTTCTAAAAATCTTTGATTATCTACATAATTAGCCATATTCTTTCTTTCTATTTGTAATTTTTGAATACCATAATTATACCATACAAACGAGAGCTTGTCAACCACAATGGATTAAACCGGCCAGTTGACAAGCTCTTGACAGTATGGTATAATGAAGTGTTAACGAAATAGGTAATAATTATTGCTTCAGTTGTACATGAAAGTGACTTACAGGGAATTTTTCTTCTCTGTATATTTGAATTCTTTCATTATAATGCTGTAAAGTATAGTTATTTTTTTCTTTAGACCTTAAATCATCTGCAATGTCATAAAGAGTTGCTACCTTTTTTCCCTTCAGTTTTCGGAGGCCTCTTCCGATACTTTGCAAATTTCTTATACGCGACTTAGAAGGGCTAGAAAAAATGATGTTAGAAAGATTCCTAATATTGACGCCGACACTATAAACGCCATAACTCGCAACGATGATGGCATCTCTTTCCGACTCCACAACATATCTAATTTGCTCTCTTGTATCTGCATCTGTTCCTCCATAAACGAAGAAGATTTTTCTGTCTCCACGTGCTCCTTTCTTTATCATATCGTAAAGTATCCGTCCATGTTTTTCTACAAAACGAAATAATAAAAGTGTGTTTCCATTCATACTATTAGCCAGATTTACTATGAATTTATTTCTAGCTTCTGACCCTACCAAATATTCAAGCTCTTCTTGATAGTTGATATTTTTTAAATCAAAACAAATGGAATCGGGATGTCTTAACACTATGGCATTTATTTGAAATGCTGATAGGTGTTTAGCATCAATAAGTTTTTTGGTAGATGTTACCTTATGAACCTTACCAAATAGACCTTCAAGTACTAATTTGTGAGTTTGTGTACCATCAAGTGTTCCAGTTGTTCCTATCCGATATTTTGCATTGATACATTTTGTCATTATAGAAGTGAGAGATCTGGATTTGAAACCATGAGCTTCATCTCCAATCACAAGTTCATATTGTTCAAAATATTTTTGTTGCATCTTATAAATTGATTGCCATGTTGAAATGATAACAGGCAGTTCTGAGCCCTTGTCTCTCCCAGCAATTACAGTATGACAATTATTTGCTACATCCCAGCCGTATTCTCTAAAATCATTATACATTTGTGAAACTAGAGAAGTTGTTGGAACAAGAATTAATGTCTTCAACTTTAAATATCTTACTAGTATATAGATAATCAAAGATTTACCTGAAGCAGTAGGTGATAACAAAAGCACCCTTTTATTAGAGAGCACATGATTCACAGCTTCTATTTGATATGTTCGTGGTTTAATAATTTCTGGAAGTTTTGGTAAGTCACTAGGACTAATTTCAACTTTTGAGGTATTAAAGTCAGTTTCAAAATTAACACTATATCCTCTAAGGTATAGGAATTTACATAAATGTGGAAGAAGCCCATGATAAAGCACACGATTCATTACATTATATAATCTAATCTTTCCATCCCACAATTTCTTACGAAATGCAGGAATAAAGGTATGTCCTGGCACAAGAAAAGTAAAGTGGTCTGAGATTTCCTGAGCAATAGAATGTTCAGTATCGACTCTAATATAGACCTCATTAATCTTGCTTATGGTTACATCAGACGATTCCATTCTTATATTTTATCCAATCTATAGCACTTTTAATTTGAAATCCCCGATTGGAAATCATCTTTATAATTGAATCCAAATAATGAATTTTTTCTTCTAAAAGTACAATGTTCTTTTTAAGCTTAATAATATCATTATCAGCTTCTATATAAGTAGATATTTCATTTTTAAGGAGCCGGTGTAGAAATTGCTCCCATCCTAATTTTTCTAACTCTTCCTGAGTTAGTTTTCCGGCGTAATAATCTGTTTTAAGTCGAACCAGTTTGGTTAACTCAAATTGTAGACCTTTAAGCCTTATACGTTCATCTATGTAGATTTTTAGATACTTATCGTGTATCTGAGGAATTCTTACAGATTCGTTTGCTAATTCTGTAATATCAATTTCACGGTCAGCATTCCAAAACTCTTGAATTTCTTCAAGCTTCAATTTTTACTCCTTATGAACCCCTGTTAATAGGAAGTCCAGAAAATGTAGTTTCATTATTAAGTAAGTTTTGTATTTCATATATGTCATATTTAAAAGTAACATCAGCAGTTACATATTCAATATCTGTCAACGTACTATCAAATTCTATAGCAGAAAGTGATATTGGAAAAACTTGTTGAAATTTAAAATTTAATTGAGGATTCATGTTACTGGTTAGTACAGTCAAAACCGCCTCAGTAGCCAGTTCTCCACGTTCATCTCGTTTTTCCCTCTCTCTTGCAAGACTCTCTGTACTATAACCCAACATATTAATCCATTCCCATATAGATAACCAATTATGCATATTCTCATCAACTATAAATCTAACAGTTAAATCATCAAATGTAACTTCATCGCCTGGTGCATCAAGATCCTTGAGTGGAGTAATGAATGGAATTGTACTTATACTAACTCCTGGCAAGTTTGCAGTTTGACAGAAATAATTTACATCTGGATATCGCCCAAGGGCAAATTTAAACCCTGCAGGAGATAGATAACTTAAATTAGAAGGTAGGGCTTGTAGTGCTGACATTTTTAATATCCTTTCTGTATTATTTAGTCAGGATAAAAAAAGGGGAAGACCAGTTTCCCAATCTTCCCCTTCTTAACAGTCATCTAGTAGCGAAACTAAATGAATTTCTTACATGAGGTTGTCAACTCTGACAGTCCTGTAGTAAGCGTTGTTACCAGTTGCTACGGCACCATCAAATGGATCTGAACCAGAGATAGCGAAAGGATTAGCAACCATTCCGTATCGTGTTTTGAATCCAATTTTTGGTTGGAAAGAATTCTCACCAACCGCACGAACCATTTGCAATGGAACGTATGGGCAATAGAACAGACCTGCGTCATAAGCAGATGAACCTTTGTATCCGCAGACAAAGAAGTTTGTTGCAGATGCACTGAAATAAGGATCAATGTACACTTTGAAGCGTCCATTGAGTGTTCCAACAAAGGTATTTCCTGTGTCATCAACTCCAGATCCGTCCATTACTCCACTCATTGCGAGAGCAGATGCAACATCTGAGGATGTGATGATGATGTTACCTTTACCGCGACGTGTTGCTTTTGCGACAGCATTTGCTTCACGTTCAATCTGGAACATCAAACCTTTGAACTTCTCAACAGACCAGCGTCCGTTTGAGTCAGTATCAAGGTCAAAAACACCAGCTGTTGTGGTATTGTGTTGTGCACCATGAGCAGCACTAAAATAAATTGTGCGAATAACTTCACGGTTGATCTCAGCCAAAATCTCCGCGGAGATTATGTTAGCAAGTTCTGTTTCAGCATCCAAACCGTGAACGGCTTTAAGATCCTGAGCTAATTCCATCGAGTACTCACCTTTGAGTGCACGTGTCTTAGCTGTAACAGTAACCTTGTCGATTGAGAAGGCCATCTGTTGGAAATCTTCTGCAGCAGTACCGGCAACACCAGTAATACCGTAATCTTCAGCAGTAGCCGTGGTTTGACCAACACCATTAAGTGCAAGTGCAGGTGATCCACCTTGAGCACCAGCAACACCAGCTGTACCAGAAGAAGTCATATCCCCACCAGCATCAGCTGAATGAGTTGTGTCTACTTCGTTGTACATTGTGTCTGCACCATCTTGTGTGTCATACTTGGAACGCATTGCGAAAATGAGTCCAGTAGGGCCAGTCATTGGTTGAACACCACAAACATCATAAGCAATGAGATTAGGCATTGCAGAACGTATCATTGAGATCATAACTGGATCTGCATACGTTATTGGTGATGGATGTGAAGAGGAAGTTGCTGTGGAGTTACCCATTGCTTCCGTCATCATACCAAAAGACCCACCACTTTCTGCGGTTTCTCTCATGGCAATTTCTTGGTTTTCCAGAAGTACGGCGGTGACCGCTCTCCTGTAGGAATCCTTAATCTTTGGCAGGTCTTCGTGCTCTAAGATAGGAGCCCACTTCTTTTGTAGTCCTTCAGCTAGATACATATTTTTATCTCCTAAAAAGTGGATATTGTTAAAGTTTAGTTGTTAAGGTTATGCCGGGTCAACGCTTTTGCGTAATAGTCAACACCTGCATCAACTTGCTCAACAACATCATCTGTTTCAGTATTTTCTACTTCTTCAGTCAATGGTTGAACAGTTT